AATTACCTAAACCAGTTCCTTGTAATCCTCCACCTACGTTATCTTTAGTAATAGGGTCCGATGATGGAATTTTAATTATATCTTGTTCTAATCTACTTGGATTCATTGTTTGAGGAATACCTAACTTAGAGTTAATAGCATCCCTTGCTTGAGAAATAGAAGATACCTTACCACCGGTTAATTTAGATAACCCTTTACCAATCAAACCACCATCCCCAGATTCACCACCAGTAGCAGATTTCATACTATCAAGGGTTGATGTTGTTCTATTAGTTATACGAATAGATTCATTACCATAAATCAATGGGTTGCCAACTTCTACTGCAGAGCGAGTTCTTATTCCTGTTACTTCTTGTTCAATAACAGTTTCTTTATCCGCTTTAACTGCTTTATCTTGCGGAGAACCTACAAATAATTCTTTTAAAGTCTTTCCCATGATTATGCACTATTCAAACTAAATTTATTAATAGAATTTACTTCACTTCTATTCATAACTACATTAGTAACTTTATCTCTATCCATGTAAATATCTCTTGTTGATTTTGTTACTTGAATAAGTTCATCAAATTTAGATAACATTTTATCTTGATACTCAGTAACAGTATCACTTTCAACAGCTCCTGTTTCTTCTGGTGTAATTCCGAGTAAAGAATTTATTCCTTTAACCGCAGCTCCTATAGCTCCCAATGCAACAAGACCAGGAATAGATATTAAACCTGCACTACCTACCGCTGCCAAAGAAGCAGATAAAGCAAATAGAGAACCTGATAATATCAATATACTACCAGTCATTGATACCAAATCTCCTATAAAAGAACTAACACTTCCTAACATTTCAAATCCAGTAGCTATTTCTTGTATGGCTTTACCTAAAATATAAACTGAACCAGCAACTACCAACATAGCGGCGGCTCCAGCTAAGATTGCTACTGCCCCAACACCACTACTCATAATCGCACCTAATAGAGCAACTGCTCCAACTAAGGCTAACATTGATACCACAGCCATTCCAACTGAACTCCAACTTACCTTCATAAATTCCTGTACTGCTTTTCCAAATACAAACACTGCACCAGCTACAATAACTAAAGCCGCTGCTCCTGCAAGAATTTTGGCAGGATTCATCTTTTCCATTCCATCTGTTATGGATTTCATAAATCCTCCACCACCTTCACCTTGTGGTATTTTAGGTTTTTCAGCACTAAATAAACTTCCTATACCTTTTCCTATTTTAGAATTAGATACCGCTTTACCAATTCCGCCAAATTTTTCACCAATTCCTTTTAATGAGAATCCCATCATTGAAAAATTAGCTCCAAGTTGTGCGGAAGCGGTAATCATACCTCCCAATCCCTTTAAACTTGTACCAAGATATTTATTTAATCCTCCATTTAAATATTCACCAATAGCTGAAAATTTTTCATTTATTACAGAACCCATTGTTCCTGCATTTTCCATATTGGTTGCCATCTTCTGAAGTTCTGCTACTGATACTCCTAATAAATCAGCCGTTTGTTTCTTTTGGAAGTAATCCATTTGATTAAAGGCTTCGATACCACCAAGTTGTTTTATTGTTTCCTTGGTTGCACCTGCAATATCACCTTCATATGCCAATGCTCTTGCTCTGTTTAGGTTGATATTTCTACCTAACATTGCACCTAACTCTAATTCTTTAGTAATTGATGATTCAAAATCAAGTAGTCCCTCTGAAATACCACTTAGGGTTTTCATATTAGTACCTAATCTAGCTGCATATCCAGCTGCTTCTAATATATTTTTACCACCTTGTTTACCAAATGTTGCAAATTCTTCAGCCGAAGAAGCCAAATCTGCCATCAATTGTGATGGTATAATTCCATTTTGTTTAGCAAACTCTCTTGATGTTGCTGCCATGTTGAAAGCAGTTTCAGTTGAATTTCCATTTAATCTTGTAAATGAACCAACAAGTGAACTTGCTTCTGAACCTGTGATTCCCATGTTCATTGACATTAATCCAACATTTTGTTGAGTTTCAAATGTTGCTCGAGATGTATTACCTAATTCTGCAGATAAATCTTTTGCATTCTGTACGGCATCATCAAAAAGGAATGAAAGTACTCCTGCTTTTCTAGCAACGCCATCTGTTTGGAATAATGTTGTTCCTAGTTCTCTATTTGCTGCTCCTATTTTATCAACAACAAATCCCATACCAGTTACAATACCACCAATTGCACCCTGTAAGTTTCCATACAAAGTAACAGCAGTTTCTATGGTTCCAACTAAAGTATTTTTGATTCCATCTAAGACATCATGTTGACCTTGTATTATACGTTTTTGGTTTTCTGATAAATTAGCATAAGTATCTGCTAAACTATTTTGTTCTTTTAAACTATCTACAAGACCTTTACTTCGTTTATCGAGACTATCCATTAGAACATTACGCTCTTCCATTAATGCAGCTCTTTGATACTCATCATCTGGTGTTAATTGAGATATACTACGATTTATATCTAATATTTTTAAAGAAGCTTCTACATTTTTAGATTGTCCTGTATAAGTGATATCTAAACTTTGTTTTTGAGATTGTTGTAGAGCACCATACATTGATGCCATTGATTTTATGGATGATTCTTCATTAGAAAAAGAATCCAATTTATCTTTGTTTATTTCTTTAACGGCTTTTGCTGCCTCAACAATTTGTTTTTTGTATTTTTCTAACTGTTTTACTTGCTTTTCAGTTAGGGCACTACCAAGACTATCAAGTTGGTTTATATCACCCTTGAGTTTCTTAATTTCTCTTAGTAAATCTGCTTTAGTTTGTGCCACTTAATAATCCTTATTTAGAGTATTTCGCTATAATAGAATCTAATTCTTTTCGTTCTTTTTCAATTTTCTGTAATTTATCGATAATTGGTTTAGGAACTCCTTGTTTTTTAGCCTTTGCTAAAAATCTATTTGTAGTATTTGTTTTAACTCCATCAAAGAAAGCACTCACAAATCGAGATGCTGCAGATAGTTCATTTATTTTATCTTTTGACATAGGGTTTCTCCGTTATACTTTTATACTACTATAAATATAGAGCACAAAAAAAGTGAGGAATTATTTCCTCACTCTTACATTAGGTCCTTTTGCCGAAGATTTTCTACTGATTTTATCGTATTCTTCTTTTTCTTTTTTCTTAGATTCTACTAATTTTTTAAAGTAGAAGTTTCTCCAATGAATCGGCATGGTGTAGACATCTCTCCAAGTAAATCCATTACCGAAGTTAACCATTTCCCAAATTTGGTTATGAAGTTGTACTGAGTAATCACTCGGTAGGGTAAAAAAACCCAACCCCAAAGGGTATATCGAGTGCCTCCGTTTCACCTGTTATATCTGATGTAAATTCAAATTTTAAATTTAAATCAGGAGTAAAATTTCTTATATATTCTCTTAGAGCTCGTGAATCTCTTGCTAATAATGAATTTTTTACCCAATTATTTATAAAACCTCTTTCATCGTTACCATCAACAGAAGTAATCATATATCTTAATCGTGTTGTTACATCTTGAGATACAGCATCTTCTCCTTTTGGAGCTAATCTTTGCATCGCCTGAACATCTTTATTTATATCGATTTCATCTTTGTGAGTTAGTAACTTGAATGTTATAGTTTTTTTAGAAATAGGTAATTCGAACTCATACTTATTTTCTTTATTTAATTTATCAAAATCAATATCTTTAGTTTGTACTTTTGATAAATCAATAACTATCTTTTGTTGTTCTCCGGTAAAAGGGTCTGTAACCTCTACGTTATAATCAGCCCCATATCCCAATACACGAGTTGCAAGTAAAATAGCGTTTTTATCACCAATGAAAATATCACCAATGTCTAAACCTTCTTCTACTACAACAGATTCGAACAACTTATCAAGTACCACCCCCCTTCTTATCAAATTTTGGGAAGCAAGTATATCCTCTTCACGAGCCGTCATATACTTTATCTCCACCGTACCCTTTGATAACGGGTGTCCCTCAGGATATAGTCTACCTTGAGATGGAAGTTCTATCACTTCCGTTGGAAAATCAAATTTTGCCATAAACTTTTATTTTAATGTTTGTATATAAATATATAAGTTTAAAAAAGTTGTAAAAAAAAGGTTCTCACTAAGAGAACCTTTTATGGAAGTATCAAAAGTATATTGTAGTATTAGTATTCTAAAACTGCGTAATCATAAGATAAAGTAACTGTGATTTCAGCAACACCAGTTGCATCTGCCCAATCCAATCCACCAAAGTTAGCGGATAGAATAAAAGCACCTTTTAATTTCCAGTTTTCAATTTTATCGCCAACAGGTCCTAACATATAAATATCTACATCTTTCTTATAGAAATCTGCATATCCATCTCTACCTGTTAGAGATTCGTGAGATGTTCTTACCCACTCCATTACTGACTGTGCACCACTTGGTACAATAGGGTCATAAAGAGTAAGTTCGATATCTTGCCACTCACCTTTACCTTTGAGTTGTCTCTTAACGTTAATGTGGTCAAGAGTTACCTTTTCAAACTGAATTGAAGGTCTATTTGCAACTCGAATCAAATACGAAGGGATACCATCAATTTCCATGATGTATCTGTTCTTCATCTTCGGTTCGAAGTTGGTGTAGAACATTTCGTTGAATTCTAATACTTCTGCCATTTTTTATTTCTCCTTTATACTACTATAAATATAGTTTTCCTTTATTTTTTAATTATGCCGTAAACGCCGCTCCAGTCGGTAATATGTTGAAATCAATTACGATGAATTCAGCAGTCTTAGTAGGTTGTAAATAAATTGCCCCTGCCAAGATGTTTCTATCAATTACATCTGGTGTATTGTTTGTTTCATCCATTACCACTCTAAACGCATATAATCCTTGTCTTTGTTGTATTCCTTCTAAATAAGGATTAACTGTGTTTAAGAATTTAGAACGAGTTGTAGCCGTATTTTGTTCGAATACAAGGTATCTTGATGTAGATGCAATGTATTTCTTAACTTTGATTAATAATCTTCTTACGTTAATTCTATCAAGTGCCGAAGCTTTATCTTGTAGAGTTTTCTATCCAAATGCTACGATTCCTTCTCCTGGGAACTGAGCGATTGGGTTAATCTTTCCTTCATATAGTGTATCTCTTTCAGCATGTGTTAATCTGTTTAGTACAGATACCGCACCTACGATACCACCTCTGTTTAAACCAGCTGGTGCAAACCATTCAGCTGCAATTGCATCGTTGGCTGCATATATTCCTGGCATCAATACTGATGGTGGAACTGAAGTTAGTTTATTAGTTCTTGAATCGATTGTTTTAACCCAAGGATAGTAAGTACCTACATAGTTAGAATCAACTGCCCCACCTTGTGAAACTGCCTGGTCAATTGTATCATTATAATCAGTTACATCACCAATGAAGAATGCATCTTCTCTAGCTTCTACCATATCAGTTACTTTATCAAACACATAAGGGTGTAATCTTCTTACAACACCAGGTACTGATACTAAGTTAATATCGAAATCATCTGGATTAGATACTGAGTTGATTGCCTTTACATAAGCATCTGAACCTTTTGCAGCTGAAGTTG